CTGCACATAGCTGAGGTTTTTCTTTTTCCGCCATTCTTCTAACTGCATAAAATTATCCCTTGCATTGTCTGGTTCTGTTAAATATGAATGGACAGAAGATGTCAACAAGGAGGTAACGACATGGGGCTAGATAACGATCTAAGCTGGGCGCACAAAAAGGGTTACTACCATCACAGCAACCCAAGCACCCCAGATTACTACACTTTTTTCCAAAAGGGCGTCTTGCGACCCGCCAGGTCAAAAGCAATGAAGGTTGTGAACGGCGAGACAGAAGGTGACAAGGGGCAATCTGAGGCGATCTTAGCAGCGGGCGGTCATTACAAAGATTACCTGGGCAAAAGCCAGTACAATGACAACGTGAACATGGCGAGTGGTCGGGCAGTGGAATACTACTGCGATCTCTGCCTGCTCGAAGATGCTTCCCCTAACGAGGCGTATCGTGAGGCGTTGAACGTCTTAACTTCTCTGCAAACCGGCAGCTGGATTGACCAGGATAAAACGGCAGCGCAGATCGAGGGGCGGCAAAAGATCCGCTTCGGTGCAGACGGTAAAGCCCCACGCAAGAAAGATGAAGTTGCAGAGCGGTGCGAGTTTGAGCTTGTTTGTGAGAACGCCCTGGCTGGGCTGCGGGAAGCAACGGCAGGAGCCAACAAGATCGTCGGACAAACTGAGCTTCGCGGCAACCTTCCAGGCTGTCAACTTCCATACCTGGGTTACGGAGATTACCAGGAGGGCGCAGTTGAATTAAAGACGCAGTGGGATACAGCAGTTGACACTGACCAGCCGCGCTCGAACTCTCTGCCAAAAGCAATCAAGCCGCCACATCTCATGCAAGTTGCTGGATACTGGCACATCACCGGCAAGATCCCGCGCGTGGTTTACGCCAATCGGATCGGCTACGCAGTTTTCGAGGCAACGATTGAGCAGCTAGAGTATGCGCTGCAAGATATTATCGCTGCGTGTATGCGGCGTGAAAAGCTTATGATGGTAACAGAGAACGTGGAGCAGCTGTTAAAGCTTTGCGATCCTCAATTCAAAGACAGCTTCGTGTGGCGGGATCAGCACCCAGATGTTATGCGTAGCGCACAGGTATTAGCGGGAGTAACTAAATGAATGAATTAATCACAGCCATGTCCGAGGTGAACGACCTCAACAGGACGCACGGCGTTGTCCAGAGGGGCGGCAAAAAATACACTGAGGTATTCGTAAGGGTCGAGGCCTTTCGTAAAGCCTTCGGAACATCACTAGGTATAAATACTGAGATCCTGGTGGACGATGGAACGCGCGTTGTTATCAAGGCAACGGTCACAAATGAGACCGGCATGATAATTGGCAGCGGCTTTGCTGAAGAGATACGCGGCCAGGGTAACGTCAACAAAACATCTGCCTTGGAGAACGGTGAGACCTCTGCAATTGGTCGCGCCCTGGCAAGCCTGGGCCTGCATGGTGGAGCATACGCCTCGATCAACGAGCTTGATGCAGTGAACCGCAAGCAACAAGCAATGGCCCAGCCGGTGCAGCAACCAGCACCGCAGCCTGCACCGCAAGCCCCTCCGGCCAGCAATGGGCCGCAGAAGTATCTTGCAGACAGAATTGCCGAACTGAAAACCATAACGGTTCTTTCGGATCTCGGTAAATGGGAGGATCACTATACGAAACACTGAAAACTGAGTTTAACAAAAGAAAGGCGATGCTATGAGCAGACCACAATTAGGAAACAATCGGCTTCAACTTCAAGGCTTCATGCAAAACGGCCAGGCAGTCGATATGACAGCCTCGGCTTGGATCAATGAACCCAAGGAACGCAAAGGCGATCCGGCAGCGCGCGCTGCAATCGAGCAGATCCATGATATTCTTCTCGAACACCAGCTGACGATCAGCATTTCTGTTGCCGCCAAGCAAGGCGACGAGCCGCGCAACTTTCCAAAGATCGGATCTTGGAACTTGTTTCCGAACCGCAGGCCAGACCAGGCGCAATCCGCGCCACCGCCGCAGCAGCAATACCAGCCCGCTCCTGCACCGCAGCAGCAATGGCAGCAAGAGCCACCGCAGCAACAGCAGCAATGGCAACCGCAGCAGAACAGCGATCCAAACAACTGGCGGTGATCTGATTTGCCAGGGGCGTTGAAATAATCTGCGCCCCTGGCATTATAAAAGCAGCAAACAAGCTGATAAAAACGAGGTAAGAAATGCAAAAGTTTATTGATTGCCCTGACTGCGATGGAAGTGGCCGCGTTGAGTTAGACGATTGGGTTCCTAAAAGCTCAACTTGGCACGGCGATTTTGAAAGCAAGATGTATGATTGCGAAAACTGCAACGGAAGCGGGCAAGTAGAACCTCTCGAAACTGAGGAGGATCTTTAAATGGGTGTAAGAATTACGGACAAAGAAGTTGCAGCCTTGATTCGCTGTGCAAATATGGGGCTGACGCAGGGCCAGGCCGCAGAGCAAACCTTTCTATCACCCACAACCGTTACGCGAGCCGCTACTCAATACGGTATTAGGTTTCACACTTACAGGGAAAATGAAGATGGAAGAAACGCGCGAACAGCTAAAGTATCTGCAAAGGCTAAAGCGACTTACGAGCCTAATGATAGAAGACAGCAGCAAAAGAAGCAGGCTCAACCTCAAAATGCAATTAGAAGAAATCCTAGCTCTAGCTACAATGATAGAAAGAAAGCTAGAAGGGAACGGGCAGTACAACAAATAGCCCTTGCTAAAACACCGGCTGAAAAGAAAGAGATCGCTTACGCCTGGAATGTCATGGAGTTTGAGATTGAAATGGCGATGCTAAAAAAGCGGCCGCCCCTCCCTGTTTCAGAAAAAAAGAAAGAGTCTGCCGCAACGGCAATGACACTAGCAAAAATTGAACAAATTAATGCAGCCGATATTGTGCGTGAAATGATAATAAATTGTTTCAGTCCGGGCGAAGACCTAACCGCCAGGGAAATTAGCCAAAAGCTTATCGAGCAAGGTGTAGAAATAACGGCTCAAGCTATTAATGGGTTTGTAAATGGAATGGCCCAGGTTGGTAAACTTAACCGATACAAGGGACCATCTAACAGATATGATCGAACATACTGGAATTACTATTTACCAGAGGAGCCAGGTAATGAGTGACAAAGAACTTGAGCGCATGATAAACGCAGCTGGTTTGATTGGAGCAATTATTGGTTTCGCCAGCGGCGCTGGTTTAATGATGATGGTAGGGATTATATTTTGATGTCGTGTGGGTGGCCGTTGAGATTAAAAAGGTGGCGCTTTTTTGGTAGCAACGTCATCCGAGGTAAACAACCGCCCGATTGGGACAAAGCGATTTGTATTGTGATGAAAGCCACCCACTAGAGATTTATAACAGCGCACGAAATAGCTTCAAGCTTTTTATGCGCTGTCTTTCTTTTTATTCATCATGGAAATACGCTTGCCTTTGGCGACAGCCTCGCTCTTCGATGACGCTCCCCAAGCCTTCAGAGATTTAAGGAGCGGTGTGTCTGTCCCGTCCTTCTTCTTTGTTGGCCCAGGCATCTTGCCCATGCGTTGCAGGAAGGCTGCACGGCGTCCACTGTTGCCGGTTCTTTCTGGTGGCCTGCTCATGTTAGGCCTTCCGGCTCATCATGGATTTTTTCTTAGCGGTCTTCTCGCTATCCTTGAAAGCCTGCGCTGTTGGTGCGCCTGGAGACCCAGGCTTGCGCATCTTCTCGCCAGATCCAGCGGCGATCCGCTTTCTTTTGTTGTCGATATTTTTGTAAAGTCCTGGTTTAGCCATCTGCCATCTCCAATGCTGTTTCTAATGTTTCCTTGTTGCGGCGCGTCCAGCCTTTGCCAAACGTCTCAAAAGTTTTCAACCGCTCATAAAACCTTTGCCGCGTGTGATACACTGCCTCTATAATCTCTTTAGGATCTCTATCAGCCACAGCCTGCAACGTCATAGGCCCGATTGCACCATCTTGCTTTGCACCCACGGCGCGCTGGATAGCCTTTGCTGGCCGACCACTGCCGGAATTCACAGCCCAATCAAATGCACACCAATCTAAGCCGCTACCTAGATCGTCACCGCGAATTTTATCCCAATAGTTTTTCTTATAGATCGGAGCCACATCATCAGGCGTTAGGTCACGCATTTCTTGCTCAGTGCTTTCCCGGCCAATCCACTTATCATAAACAGCCTTGGTCACACCGAGGTTAGTCATACCACCTGGATCTTTTGGGTGATTTACAAAGCCGCCTTCGTGCTTGAGCAACATTCGCAAGCAGTGTCCAAAGTTCTCTTTCATTTCATTCCGCCTTTCATATCCAGGTGATCTCGACCAATATACTTCAAGTCATTTTCAATCAGAGCTATTCGCT